TTAGAACTTACCTAGACATGAAGGGGAGGCAAAGAAAAAGTAATGAGTATTTTAGAGATGAAAAATATTTAGTTGGTCCTGAAAGAATATACATGTATAATGATGGAGAAGGCTGGAAGTGCACTAAAGAATATGTTTTTGTTTCTCCTTATGATTATATTCAAGATGACCGTATATATCAATCAAATGAAAAAGAAGAAGAACATATGGGAGTTATAAAGCATAGCTCTTTTTTTCCAAAAGGAACTCGTGTTGGATTTACCAAAAACTCTGAATATGAGTTTGAATTGGGTGGAGAAAAAATGTACAGGATGAAAGTTAACGATATTTGTGTTAAATTTACATAAAGCAAAAAAAATAAGTAATGCCGGACACATTTTTAAAGAATAACCTATCAATAGTAATATCGTTTATTGTTGCTGTATTTACAGCAGGAGGGATATTTGCAGAGTTTACGGCATTAAAAGATGAAATATCTTTAGTCCACGACAGGTTAGACGAAAAAATTGTTTTTATAAATAAACTTGAAGAAAGAATATTAACTATAGAAAAACAAGTTGAATACGAAAGAGGGTTGCTTGAAGCAATGTCAAAATCTAATGTAAAAAATGAGTAAGAAAACAGAAGTAACTGTAAAGTCAAATGGCTTAAGAAATGAATTAAAAGAGATACGAAAAAGTATCGACAAACTAACTGAAGTATTACTACTTCAACAAACAAACAAACAGAATGAGAACATTAAAAACAACGCTACTGGCGAGTATTGGGGTGATTCTATTGACGGGATGTACTTCACAACTTCAAGTACAGAAGCAAAGACAAACATTGAGAGTAAAAACGTATCAAAAAATAATTAATAGTGTTTCTATTGAAGATCCAAATGAAATTAAGCTAGCCCAAATATTGTGGCACAAAACAATTAAAAATGGAAGTAAAGGTTATAGAAACAATACAAAAGGTAATTAGTGCTGGAGAAAAAGCTGTTGAAGAACTTATAAAGGTTGCTGAAGAAGAAATTATTACTGGACACCCAGATGATGATCTTGCTGCTGATAGGCTTAAGAATGCAGCCGCAACAAAAAAACTAGCAATATTTGATGCTTTTGAGATACTTCAAAGGATAGAGGTTGAAAGAGAAAAATTAAATGGCACGGACGAATCTGAAACAAGTTCAGGAAAAGATAAGGGATTCCAAAGCTTCGCAGAAACTAGAGGCAGGAAGTCTTAGTCTTTATAGAATCGTGCAGGATGACATAAAACAATCTGTACGAAAAAGTAAAAATAAATTAAAATCCTGGAAGTATGGTTATGATAAAGATTATGATATAATCATTATATCCAAAGATGGAACTTTAGGTGATGTTGTAGAAATACAGAATTTAAAAATTGGACTACCTTTGCAGCCAAAATCTGTATACCATAAAAGCAATGAAAAAAAAGATCAGTATTGGGAGCCTTCAGAATATCCAAAAGAACTTAAAAAAATTAAAAGTATATTTCAATGGAATGAATACCCTTCTGACTTCAAACAATCTTGGATATCATATATTGAAACGGAATTTGAAAGAAGAGAAAATGGATTTTGGTTTAAGAATAATGGTGTCTCTACTTATATTACTGGTTCTCACTACATGTATCTCCAGTGGACCAAGATTGATGTTGGGCACCCAGAGTTTAGGGAGTCAAACAGATTATTCTATATATTCTGGGAAGCTTGCAAGGCAGACATCAGATGTTTTGGAATGTGCTACCTCAAAAATAGACGGAGTGGATTTAGTTTTATGTCGTCATCGGAAACTGTCAATCAAGCCACAATTACTTCCGACGCAAGATTTGGAATTTTATCAAAAACAGGTTCAGATGCTAAAAAAATGTTTACAGATAAAGTCGTTCCAATATCCACAAACTATCCTTTTTTCTTCAAGCCTATACAGGACGGAATGGATCGACCAAAAACTGAACTTGCCTATAGAGTGCCAGCTTCAAAACTTACAAGAAAATCTATTGAGCAGGCAAATACAGAGGAGCTTACAGGTCTTGACACCACTATCGACTGGAGAAACACAGGAGATAACTCTTACGATGGTGAAAAACTTAGACTCCTTGTACATGATGAATCTGGTAAATGGGAAAGACCCGATAATATCCTCAACAACTGGAGGGTCACTAAAACTACATTACGATTAGGTAGAAAAGTTATCGGAAAGTGTATGATGGGATCTACATCAAATGCATTAGATAAAGGTGGAGATAATTTTAAAAAACTTTATAGAGCTTCTGATGTTTTAGAAAGAAATTCTAATGGTCAAACAAAGAGTGGAATATACAGTTTATTTATTCCTATGGAATGGAATATGGAGGGTTTTATAGATAAACATGGTCACCCTGTGTTTAACACACCAGAATCCGTCGTAGAAGGAATTGACGGCATGGATATAGACATAGGGGTAATTGATTACTGGAACAATGAAGTTGAGTCTTTAAAAAACGATTCAGACGCTTTAAATGAGTTTTATAGGCAGTTTCCAAGAACAGAAAATCATGCCTTTAGAGATGAGTCTAAGAACACTTTGTATAATCTTAGCAAAATATATGAGCAAATAGATTATAACGATGGATTAGAAGCGCAGAGGGTCTTGCAAAGAGGTAATTTTTCTTGGGCTAACGGTAAAAAAGACACAGAGGTTGTTTGGTCTCCAAATCCAAAAGGAAGATTTTATGTTACATGGATCCCTCCTGTTGAATTAAGAAATAGATTAATAAACAAAAATGGAATAAAGTACCCAGGAAACGAACACATAGGGGCTTTTGGATGTGATAGTTATGATATATCTGGAACCGTAGGAGGCGGAGGGTCTAATGGTTCTCTTCATGGAATAACCAAAATAAACTTTGAAGCTCCATCTAATTTGTTTTTTTTAGAATACATAAGTAGACCTCAGACTGCTGAGATATTTTATGAAGATGTTTTGATGGCTTGTGTTTTTTATGGGATGCCTGTGCTTGCTGAAAATAACAAGCCAAGGCTTCTTTATCATTTAAAAAACAGAGGATATAGGGGTTTTAGTTTATCAAGACCAGATAAGCACAAGAACGATTTATCTAAAGCAGAAAGAGAGCTTGGAGGAATTCCTTCTTCGTCAGCAGTAATATCAATTCATGCTGAAGCAATAGAGTCTTATATTGAACAAAATGTTGGGTTGTTAGATTCGGGCTCTGGAAATATGTATTTTACAAGGACGCTTTTAGACTGGGCAAACTATGATATAAACAACAGAACAAAGTTTGATGCTACCGTAAGTTCTGGATTTGCCCTTATGGCAAATAACAAATATGTCAGCAAACCGAAGAAAAATGTTAAAGAAATAAATGTTACCTTTGCAAGGTACAATAATGGTGGAATAACAAGTACAATATTGAGATAAAAAATATATGAACGGAGTCCAAACAAGGAATGTTATTGGCTTTCCAGATCAACTTGCTTCTGATTCAAAAAAAGGATCTAAGGAGTATGGGTTAGTTGTGGCTCGAGCAATAGAGTCCGAGTGGTTTAGAAAAGAAAGCGGAACTTCAAGATTTTATAATAACAGAGATACTTACCATAAGCTAAGAACTTATGCTATGGGAGAGCAGTCAGTTCAAAAGTACAAGGATGAGCTTGCTATAAATGGAGACATATCATATCTAAATTTAGACTGGACACCAGTTCCGGTAATACCAAAGTTTGTAGATATAGTGGTTAATGGAATGCAGAATAGACTGTATGACGTTATGGTTGATGCTGTTGATTCAATATCATCCAATAAAAAAGCCATGTATAAGCTGAAGCTTCAGGCTGAAATGAGGAACAAGAACGACTTAATGGAAATGCAGCAGATTACTGGAAAAGATATGTTTGATCAAGATCCAACAACGCTTCCACAAAGTCCTGATGAGTTAGAGCTGCAAATGCAACTAAACTACAAAGATGATATAGAGATTGCTCAAGAAAAGGCTATTGAAAACGTCTTAAGAATGAACAACTATGAGCAAATAAGAAACAAGGTTGATGAAGATCAAACTACATTGGGGATATCTTCTGTAAAGCATTCTTTTAATACTCATGATGGAATAAAAGTCGAATACGTAGATCCAGCAAACTTAATATGGAGCCCTACTGAAGATCAAGATTTTGAAGATTGTTATTATTTTGGAGAAGTCAAAAACGTAAATATAACAGAATTAAAAAAAATAGATCCTTCCTTAAGTCAAGAAGACATAAAGGAAATATCAAAGATGTCTTCTAAATGGGACGCTTATCAAGGAATACGAGGCGGATATAAGACAGACAATTTTGACCACAACACTGCAACGTTGTTGTATTTCTGTTATAAAACGGATAAGAATATCGTATATAAAAAGAAGAAAACATCTCAAGGAGGAGACAAGGTACTTAAAAAAGACGATCAATTTAACCCACCAAAAACAGAGAAAGCTAGATTTGAAAAACTTTCTAAAAGAATTGACGTATGGTACGAAGGTGTACTTGTTCTAGGAACAAACTACATTCTAAAATGGGACTTGATGAAAAACATGGTTCGCCCAAAGTCCTCAATGAGCAAATCGGTAGCGCCCTATATTGTAAGTGCTCCAAAAATGTACAGGGGCCAAGTGGACTCTCTGGTAAAAAGAATGATTCCATTTGCGGATCAGATACAACTGATACATCTTAAACTCCAACAGGTCACGGCAAAAATGATTCCTGATGGCGTATATATGGATATTGATGGATTAAGTTCAATTAATCTGGGTAATGGAGCAATGTATACACCACAAGAGGCTTTGAATTTATATTTTCAAACTGGATCTGTAATAGGAAGGTCATTTACTGAGGAAGGAGAGTTTAACCACGGTAAGATGCCTATTCAAGAGTTAACTTCTTCTGGTGCAAATGCAAAAATATCTTCTTTAATAAATATGTATAATTACAATTTAGGAATGATTAGATCTGCAACTGGCCTAAATGAGGCAAGAGATGGATCTACCCCAGACTCAAATTCCTTAGTTGGAGTACAAAAAATAGCTGCATTAAATTCTAACACAGCTACAAGACACATTTTAAAATCAGGCATAAACATAACAAGAAGAGTTGCTGAAGGTATTACTTACAGAATGTCTGATGTATTAGAGTTTTCTGAATTTAAAGAGGATTTTGCTAAATCAATTGGCAGGTATAGTATGGAAATACTAAAAGAAATAAAAGAACTTCACCTTCATGATTTTGGCGTTTACATAGAATTGCACCCAGACGAAGAAGAAAGAGCTGTTTTAGAGCAACACATAAATACATCCTTATCTCAAGGAAAAATAGATATAGATGATGCTATTGATATTAGAAATGTTAGAAACGTAAAAATAGCCTCTCAACTCCTTAAGGTTAGAAAAAAATCAAAGGAAAAGGAAGATCAGAAAAGACAGCAGGAGAATATTCAGCAGCAAGCTAAAGCAAATCAAGATTCTGCAATGGCCTCTGAGCAGGCAAAGCAACAAAGAGAGATGGCTAAAAAACAAGCCGACATGGAGCTTATGAAGATGGAATCGGATTTAAAGATGCTAGAAATGGATAAAGAGTTTTCCTTGAAACTTAGATTAATTCAAGAACAAAAGTCTTTAGATAGAAATATTCAAGGAATGCAGGTTGAAACACAACTAACTAAAGAGAAGTATAAAGAAGATAGAAAAGACAAGAGAACCGCAAAACAAGCATCTCAACAGTCTAAACTTATACAGCAAAGACAACAAGACTTAGATCCGATAGATTTTGATGGTCAAGACTCGTTAAGTGCTGGTTATTAGGCCTTTAGTAAAGCTTAATATATTTGTAATTTTGTAATAAATTAAATTTAAATATAATGGATAAAATCGAAGTTTATGCTTTGGATGATGATGGCAATAGAATAGAGCCACAGCAAGAAGTAGAACAAAAAGAAGAAGAAGTTTCACAAGAGGTTTTGAGTCAAGAAGCCCCTGAAGAAGTAAAAGAAGAAAATGAGTTACCACAACAAAAAGAAGAAGAAAGTAGTGAAGGTCAAGAGGAAGTCGAAGAGCAAGACCAGGAAAAGTTACTAACTGAAGAACCAGAAAAAGACGATAACTGGTTTTTGAGTAGATTAAAAGATAGGTATGAGGTAGAATTAAATTCTATCGATGACCTTAAAAACGTTCTTTCAAATACTGATAAAGAAAAAGAAAATCTTCCCGAAGATGTGGAGAAGTATATGGAGTTTCGTAAAGAAACCGGAAGGTCTTTTGGTGACTTTGCTGAACTTCAAAAAGATTGGGCTACTGTAGGAGACGGAGATATATTACGTCAATACTATGAGCAAACAAAACCACATTTAGACAGGGAAGACATTGAGCATATTTTAAATGAACAATTTTCTTATGATCAAGAAATAGATGATGATAAGGATATTAGGGCAAAAAAAATTGCTCACAAAGAAGCATTGTATGAGGCTAGAAATCACTTTGAAAAGTTAAAGGAAAAATACAAAGCTCCGCTAGGGTCTAGTGAAGCTGATATTCCTGATACATACAAAGAAGCTTTTAGCTTTTATAATGAATATAAAACTCAAAATGAAAAAGATTCTATCGCTCGAAAAGAGCAGGCTTCTTATTTCACTGAAAAAACTAATTCTTTATTTTCAGACGAATTCAAAGGTTTTGAATTTAATCTTGGAGATGAAAAAAAAGTTTTTAAACCAAGTGATTTAGATAAAGTGAAGTCTAATCAGAGCAATGTTCAGAATTTTATTTCTCAACATGTTGATGAGAAGGGGTTCTTAAAAGACCCTGCCACTTATCACCGTTCTTTGTACACGGCTATGAATCCTGATGCTATAGCAAAACATTTTTATGAGCAAGGGAAATCAGATGCTACTGGAGATATTGTTAAGGAAACTAAAAATATCGATATGGGAGTTCGTGAAAACACGGTAACGGATACAGGAGGAACTAAGTTTAGAATAGTAGAATCAGAGGACAAGTTTGAGTTTAAAATTAAAAAACGAAACTAACAACTTTTAAAATTATTAAAACATGTCTGTAACTATGACTGGAGTCGGTGGTGCATTAACCCCCGCTCCTTCGAAAGCAACGCTTTCAAGTAATTATTTAGGGTCAAGTATTGAGTTTACATCTCAATATCTTCCCGATGTTTATGAAAAAGAATTTGAAAAATACGGAAATCGTTCTGTATCTTCTTTTTTAAGAATGGTAGGTGCTGAAATGCCTTTTGCCTCTGACGTTATTCAATGGTCAGAGCAAGGTAGGTTACACCTAGCAGTAACTGGCGCTACTAGATCAGCTGATGTTATTACTTCAAATGGACACCCATTTAGAGTAAATCAAACAGTAGTTATTTCTGACGGAACTGATCAAGAAAAAGCTATTATTACAGCCGTAACAACTAACACATTTACAGTTGCTTCTTACGAAAATGCTAACCTAGCAGCAGCTATCGCTACAAGCGGTCTTAAAGTTTTTGCTTATGGTTCTGAATTTGCGAAAGGAACTTCTGGTATGGTTGGCAGCTTGGAAGCCGCTAAAGACATTCAAACTAATAACCCAATTATCATTAAAGATAAGTATGAGGTTAATGGTTCTGACTTAGCTCAGATTGGATGGATTGAAGTGACTACTGAGAATGGAGCGACTGGATACCTTTGGTATTTAAAATCAGAGCACGAAACTCGTTTAAGATTTGAAGATTACCTAGAGTTATCTTTGATTGAAGGCAAACCTGCTGCATCATCTTCTGGTGCTGAGACTGCTGGATTTAAAGGGACAAAAGGTTTATTCCACGAAATCGAAAACAGAGGTAATATTTCTACTGGATCTGTTGCCGCAAGAACTGATATTGAAGAACTAATTAAAGTTCTAGATAAAGAGGGAGCTATTCAAGAAAACGTAATGTTTGTGAATAGAACAAAATCTTTTGAAATCGATACAGTTTTGGCTGCACAAAACAACTCAGGTGCATCAACCGCATCTTATGGTTTGTTTGACAATGATGAGTCAATGGCTTTAAATCTTGGATTTACAGGATTTAATTTAGGATATGATTTTTACAAATCTGACTGGAAATACTTAAACGATGCTACTACTGGGTCTTTGACTTCTGCTGTAGACGGAGTTATTGTGCCTGCTGGTACAACTACTATTTACGATCAGATCTTGGGAAAGAACGCAACTCGTCCTTTCTTGCATGTAAAGTATCGCAAGTCAGAAGCTGAAGATAGAAAGTATAAGTCTTGGGTAGTTGGATCTGCCGGAGGTGCTGGAATGTCTAGTGATTTAGATGCAATGCAAGTACACTTTTTATCAGAAAGAGCACTTGTTGTACACGGAGCTAACAACTTCATCATAATGAAGTAATTTAACTGGGTAGGCTGGGGGCTTAGTAGGCCCCCATAACCTATCATTTTTATTTTAATTTAATATTTAATACAATGCCTAGAAAAAAAACAACTCCCTCTTGGGAGATAAAAGATAGAATTTATATTCTAAACGGAGGAATTACTCCTGTGAACTACATATTGCGTTCACGACACCACTTAAACAAGCCACTTCAATATTTTGATGGATCAATGAGTAGATCATTGAGATATGCTTCTAATCAAGCATCTATTTTTGAAGACGAGCAGATGGGGGATGTTACTTTGCCTGCTGTAATTTTTAAAGACGGAAAGCTTGTTGTTGCAAAAGAAAATGTATTGCTTCAGCAATTTTTATCCATATATCATCCTGACCTTGGAAAAGTTTACGCAGAATTTGATGCCAATAAAGAGGCTGAAGCTGAGGTTAAAACCGTAGAAGAAGAACTAGATGCAATGAACATAGCTAAAGACTTACCTATAGAGGATTTAGAAGCTATAGCAAGGGTTGTTCTTCAGGGAAGAGTGTCTGATATGGCTTCAAATGAAATAAGAAGAGATATGCTTATTTACGCTAGACAAAATCCTAATGAGTTTATACAACTTACTAAAGATGAAAATATAAACTTAAGAAACATTGCAGTAAGAGGAGTTGAAATGGGAATACTTTTTATTAAAGATGACCAAAGGACTGTTTGTTGGAATGATTCAAAGAAGGAAAAAATTATTACAGTTCCTTATGGAGAAAATGTATATAGCGCATTAGCGGTTTATTTTAAAACAGACGAAGGGTTAGACACTCTTCAAGCTATTAGTAACAAGCTATAGTTAATCCACCTTAACTATGCTTGAAATGAAGGGGTCGAAAATATCGACCTCTTTTTTTTTCGTACATTTGTAGCATGATAAATCATGTTAGAAATACTGTTTTAACTGTACTAAATAAGGAAAACAGGGGCTTTATAACGCCTCAACAGTTTAATTCTTACGCAAAGCATGCGCAGCAGTTAATCTTTAATCAGAAGATCTCTGAGTACTCAAGAATGGTCGCTGCCAGGAACTCTAGAATGGTGGCCACTGACTTTATGGATAGGGTTGATATTTTAAAATCTAACCTTGAAGTTTTTACAGAAGAAACAAACGTAACTAAGACATTGACTAGGTATATAAAGCCTGCCGATTTTCAGCACTTAGTCTCTTTAAGATATTCAAATAAAGAAATTGAGCAGGTTCCTAGAGATAAAGAAAGATATTTAGTTGACTCTAATTTAACAGCGCCTACGGACACTTATCCTGTTTTTGTGGATAGAGGAAGTGACATTATACTTTATCCTCAAACACTCGCAGGAGCTGTTGATTTTATTTACATAAGAAACCCAAAGGACCCAAAATGGACCTACAATACAATAGGGGAGAATCCTGTTTTTAATATAAATGCATCTGACTATCAAGATTTCGAATTAGATCAAGATGAGTCTGTAAATCTTATAGTTGAAGTTTTAAAACTAACTGGTGTTACCATAAGAGAAGCGGAAGTTACTCAGGCTGCAACAACTATTGACCAGGTGAATACAAGCAAAGAAGCATAATATGGCACTAACTGATCAACAATACTATTCATCAGCATCAAACTATGGAGACTCACAATTTGTTAGTCTTAAAGATATAGTGAATAATTTTTATCTATTTTACATTGGAGATGAAAAATTAATAAATAACGTTAAAAGATTTGATGTAATATTTCACGCCAAAAGAGCTGTACAGGAATTAAATTATGATGCATTAAAAAATGTAAAAGCGTTAGAGTTAGAGCTTCCAGATTCTTTGCAATTGACAGTTCCTAAAGATTTTGTAAAACTTGTTAGATTGTCTTGGGTAGATGACAGAGGAAGGCTACACCCTTTAATGGTAGATAATAATACAACAATAGCAAAGTCATACTTGCAAGATAATAGCTACAATATTCTTTTTGACGGAAATGGAGCTGCGCTAGAGGGAACTTCTTTTATAGACACGAAACTTTCTGAAATTCAAAATACAACACAAGACGCTTCTTCATCATTAAGCGATGAGTTTTTTGGTGGAAGATTTGGGCTTGACACCGCTATATCAAATGTAAACGGAAGGTACAATTTAGATAAATCTGCTGGCGTAATAAGATTCAGTTCAGAAGTAAAAGGTAAGCATGTTGTTGTTGAATACATAACAGATGGATTAGACTACTTAACGGAAGATCAAATACAAATAAATAAATTAGCAGAAGATTACATATATAAACAAATAGCATACGAAGTTATAAAGCACAAGTTTAATGTTCAAGAATATGTAGTTAGAAGAATAAAAAATGAAGCTTTTGCTTCTATGAAAAACATGAAAATCCGTTTAATGGACATACATCCTTTTGATCTGATTCAGACCCTAAAAGGAAGAAATAAATGGATTAAGTAATGAAGTTTAAAAATATCTTCAGCTCCGGAAAAATGAACAAAGACCTGGACGAAAGGCTTGTTCAAAAAGGAGAGTATCGTGATGCTTTAAATGTAAAGGTTGCAAACTCTAGTGGATCAGACGTTGGATCAGTAGAGAATGAAATCTCTAATGCTGTGCTATCTAGTTTAAGCATGGGAAATAATCCTGTTTGCATTGGATCTGTAGCTGACGACGTTAATAATAAGATATACTGGTTTGTAAGATCTGATTTAGGAAGTTATATTTGTGAATACGATTCTGACAACAACGCATCCTCATTTGTTTTAATAGACACAAGAACTGGGCATAATAATGTTTTAAACTTTACAAAAACTAATTTTATTGAGTCAAATATTCTTATAGACATTGACAACAATAAAAGATTTTTGTTTTTTACAGATGGATTAAATCCTCCTAGGCGAATTGAAATTGATTCTGCTAAACTTATAGATGGAAATGATTTTGACAAGTATGATGTAGATGTCATACAAAAGCCACCATTATACCCGCCAGCGTTAACTCTTCAAAGCGCAACAAATGAAGAAAATACCATTGAGGAAAGATTTCTATATTTTGCCTATAGGTACAAATATAAGCATGGAGAATATAGCGCATTGTCTCCTTTTTCAGAGGTAGCTTTTTCTCCTAAATCTTTTTCTATAGACTTTTCCACCGGACTAAATAAGTCTATGGTAAATGCAAACGGATCAGTGAGCATACAGTTTGATACAGGATCAAAAAACGTTACAGACGTAGAGCTTGTTTTTAAAGAAAGCAACTCTAGTGTTGTGTACGTTGTGGAGTCTATTAACAAGGAAGATGAATCTTATGCAAATAATGCGACGCAAAACTTTTTGTTTAAAAACTCAAAAATAT